ATCAACAAACGATCCGCAGCGATTGAACACTTCTTGTCTGATCTTTGTCATTATGCAGATGAGATTCAGCAAAATTTAAACCTACTTGAAGAAGACAAAATTAACTGCCGGGAACGCTCGGATGTATTGCAATCCTTCCATAGGAATCCAGGCTATGCTTGTACAACATTTAGTTCAGTTTGTCCATATTATGATCTTTGCCGGCTCCGAAATAATCCGTTGCACTGGATGGAAAAGGCGCCTCAAGGTTTTATTCATTCCGAATGGGATCCGGAACTTCACGAGGCAAAGACAAAGCAGAGGTTGAGTGAAGTTTAAGATTACTATCATTTAAAGGAGTTTTAGATGAAAACATTTGAATTAGTTTATACAATCGAAGCAGGCTCATCCTGGAGAGGTAAAGAAGCTATTAAGATTAAGAGCAATCTTGCCGATGATAAATTGGTTGAATGTGAACTTTCACAAAGCCTTATTGATCATCTCAAAACAGAAGCTGCTGTTCTTGATCCAGATAAACTTCTCTTAACCATTGCTGAGGCACAGAAACGAGAGATTCAAAACAGTATTGAAAGCATGGACGATATGGCTGTTCAAGCAAAAGTTCATGCTGACAAAGCATACGAAATTCTTTCAAGTATTTCTGAGGAAGCAGAAACTAAGTATGCAGAGATTGAAAAGAAGTTTTCAGATACAGAAAAACGCTTCAAAGATAAGATGCTTTCCACTTCTGAGAGTATCAAAACGCATATGGAAAAACTCTCTGTGATTGATGAAAAACTTACAAAGATCGACAATTGGAGTCTGGAAAAATTAACGGAGACTTTGAAACAGTTAATTAAGATCATAGAAGTTGATCCTGAACTTGTTAAGTTGGTTTTGGATTATAAGAAAGCATAATTATTTCATTTAAAGGAGTTTTAAATGAATCCACAAGCAGCTACAGCACCAAGTTTTAACAAAAAAGTTTTATCTGAGCGTCAACGAAGCTTTGATCTTAAATTCTTACTTGTAGGTAATAGTGGATCTGGAAAAACACATCTCACTGCAACTTATACAAAAGGACCACTCCACTACTACATGTTTGATCATGGAGGCCGAAGGACTGTAGAAAAGTTTGCAAAAAACCGATCAGATATAACTATTGATGATTTTTCAGATAGTAAAGTTTTATTCTCAGATTTTTGGAGACAGTTTCAAGAGGATGAAAAAGCTGGATTCTTTCAGTGGCTTGCAGATAATAATGGCTTGTTAGTTCCTGATAGTTTAACTAATGCAAACTTAAAAGCTATTGCTGAGATAGCTAAGAAATCTGGTGTAACTCCAAGTGGAATAGGCAAAAAGATTGATATGAAACTTGGTATGTCACCTGCTCACTGGGGACAGTTGCTTAACTGGATGACAACGATGGTAACTGCATTTCAAGAACTTCCATGTGCGGTTGCTACAACTGTTCATTTACACACCCTGATGAATAGTGATCAACAAGTAGTAGCTCGCTACCCATCTGTGAATGGTCAATTTAGGCAGACACTTGGAGCAGACTTTGATGAAGTATATCTTTTAACTGTTCAAGGATCAAAGCGGCAGATCTATTTTACAGAGAAGTTAAGTTTTGAAGCAAAGTCTCGTGTATTTGATATGGCCAAGGTTGAAGATGTAACTATGGATCAGATTGCAGCAGCTTATTTGGCAGGTAAAACAGTTATTCCACAATCCATCTCAGCTTAATTAAAGGAGTTTTAATTATGAAAATTGGATTCAAACCAAAAAGTTATAACGATGTCATTTGTTTTGAGGTTGATGATGAGGAAAAGGATTCAATTATTGATGGGCTTTTTCATACCATTTCAGCTAGTCCAGAATATGAACTTGACTTTGTAGTAACTATTACAAGTAAAAAGATTAATGAAGTTGAAAAAGATCAAAACAGTTAATCAACCAAATCAATTAAAGCAAACAAAAGGAGAAAACAAGACACTCAAAACAAAACTAATAATTAACTAAAACAATCAACTTTTGATCGAAGAATAGTTCTTTGGTCACGCAACACACAATTTAAAGGAGTATTAACTATGTCTATGATTCCTAATCTGTCCGAAATTCCTGACAAGGCCCCTGTTGAAGTTGGCGAGTATGACCTGACCATCTCTAAGGTCAAAGAGACCAAGTCTCAGCGTACAGGCAGGTATGGTTGTCAGCTTATTATTAATATCGACGGAGAAGATAACGCTTCAACTATTTTTCATACTCTCTGGTATGGTAACTACAAAGATTTTCAGGGAGACGATGAGGAAAAGAACAACCTCATGTGGCGAATGGTAAAAGATTTTCTTCGCGCACTGGGGCTTGATCCTGACCAAGAAACCGACGAATCAGATTTGGTCGGCCTCAATTTTACGGCTGAACTCAGTTTTAATGATGGTATGAGTACAGACGATGATGGTAATCCGATCAAGGTTGGTCAGCCAAGGAATGAAATTGCTCGCGTTGTTTAAATGAATTACTATGTGAGTGGAATAGGGAAACAGTCTGCTACGGGGATAAACCCGCGTTGATGTCTACCCGAGGCTGAGATAAAGTGATAACACGCTACAGACTATCCACTCACTTTTAACCAAGGAGCTTTATGACCAAGTTTAATTCGATATTAGAGTCTAGTTACCACTTTCAGTTAACTAGGTTTGACATTGCCTGAACAATGTCATTCTGAACGAGGCGTTGATGTGACGCCTACAAGATGTTGAATTAAGCAAAATTTGCTGTTCACTTATGAACGAACTGTTGAATGGTTTGCAAGTAAGTGAACAGCAACCTACAATTGAATGTATGAATCTAATAATCCACATAGATCTGGCCTATGGTTAGGATTATACCTAAAGTAGCATTTGTGTAATGCTATAGCTCGTAGCCGCCTGACAAAAGATATCGGACGCAGAGCTAAGATATGAGAGGTATAATACCAATGCCTCTCATATCATTTTTATTTATCTTTACTAAGAATTAATCTGCTAAAATATTAATGTTTAGCAAAGATAAATATCCTTCTAAAGGAGCCAACCTATGAATCATGAACAACTCATAAAAGAAATCTCCCAAGCTAACATGGCCTATGCTTCTGGCATACCATTCATGACAGACAGCGAATACGATCTGTTGTGGCAACAACTTTATGCCATAGACCCTCATAATAATATCCTTTACCATACCGCACAAGGTCGGACTGCACTGACTGGCAAAGCCTGGCACAAGCATCCAATATATGGAACGAATAAAGCATTCAACATGCTCGACCTTAAGCCATTCCTTACAAGGTTTGGCAGCTACAAACTTCGAATCGAGCCCAAATATGATGGCTGTGCAGCAGTTATAACTCTCACAGATACTGGAATTAACATAACTCTTGAGGGTGACGGAAGATGTGGGCGGGATATAACTCACTTAATGCCATACATTACGTTTCCATTCCAGATGAGACATTTTCAACCAGTTGAAATACTTATCCCGCTGAATGAGTGGAATTCAGATTATGGAGCAAACCCAAGAAATGTAGTTGCAGGTTGGTTAGACCGCAAATATGACAAGCCTTCTGCCATGATGACAGCCATACCCCATAATCATGGCAACCTATTTGAAGAATATACCTACTCCGGTAGCTTAGAAGCTATGGGAGATTTTCTGCTTGAGACATACAATAAATGGTCAAAGATCTATCCAATGGATGGACTTATGATTAAGGTTGCAGATGAGAAAGTTCGGTTAGTTGCAGGTAATAATGGCCAGACCAATAACTGGAGCATAGCCTGGAAGCCTCCAATCCAAGTTAAAGAAACAAAAGTTGTTAATATTGAATGGAATATCTCACGTCTCGGCAGGGCAATTCCAACAGTTGTATATGAACCAATTGAACTTTGTGGTACAACAAATAATCGCGTAACAGGTAATAATGCTGCTTGGATAATAAATAAAGGAATTACATCTAATTCAGTTATAACTGTAGGAAAAGCTGGAGAGATAATTCCTAAAATAATTACTGTTAAAGAACCATCTGAAAATGATGCACATGAACAACTTCCAGCTTATTGTCCAAAGTGTAATGATGTATTATCTTGGGATGGAGTACATCTTGTTTGTAATGGACCAACCTGTATAGCAAAATCAATTGTCTCAATTGCTTACTTCTACTCTCAGAAAGGCATCAAAATCGACGGAGTTGGCGAAGGTATTATAGAAAAGCTCCTTCAGAATGAAAAATGTTATTCAGTTCTTAGTACCAAGCCTTGGGCCTTACTCGATCCACTTAGCTACGACCTTGTACCATACATTATCAATATGATTGGCGTAGCAATTTATAGCAACATAGCTGAGCAAGTATTTTCAATGAATAATCAATGCACAATGGCACATTTCGTAGCTGGTCTTGGCTTGCCAGGATTAGCATATAAGTCATCTTTGAGGCTCTGTCAATATTTAAAAACTGGCCAGATTAATATTCACATAACTGATAATGCCAAACGCAGCTTTATTACGGCTGCTACTATTTATACTGAAGCAATTAAAGAAATGAAAAACTTCTCTTTCGCCCAACTCCCTAGTGAAGCGAAAGCAATTTATTGCATTACCGGATCATTAAGCCAGTCACGAGAAACTATGATTGAAATTCTGAACGGTTACGGATATGAATTTTCATCTGGAGTAACGAGAGAAACAAATTACTTAGTTGTCGGTGATGATCCAGGCAGAACTAAGATAGAAAAGGCAACTCGTTACAACATCCCTCAAATAACTGAGGAACAACTTTTTACATTACTGCAAAAGGAGCATAATTAAAATGGAAAATCATAAGCAATTTAAAAATTACAGAAAAAAGAATGTTCAGCCTATGCGACCATATATACCTGGAGAAGCTTTAACAGGTGTTTCAGTTAGTCCTGAAGATACTCCAGAGGAAGGTGGAATGATTGCAATTAATCCGAATAATCCAAATGATAAATGGTATGTTGCAAAGAAGTTTTTTAATGATAACTATATAGAAGTTTAATTCTTTTTAACCTTTTAAGGTGAACAAAATGCTCAAAGAAGAATGTAAAGTAACTGCACGAATAGACAAAGATTTGTACGAACAAGTCCAGGAACACTTCCATCATGGCCAGCAAACAAAATTATTTCGGCAAATCTTCATGTCGTTAAAAATTCTTATTGCTGATGGAAAATTCAATGAAGTCCTGGACTATATGTATAAGGGCAAACCGTTAACGTTGTCTGGAATTGAGGAATAGATATGAACTTTAATGAATATCAAATCAAGGCAAAATCTACAGATATTTACCCAAAAGATCATGCATTAGATTGCCATGTGTTTGGCTTAACTAATGAAGCTGGAGAAGTTGCAGGTAAACTTAAAAAGATTTATCGCGACAACAATAGTGAACTTTCTGGCGAGAAGAAGCACGAAATAGCTAAAGAGCTTGGAGATGTTCAATGGTACTTAGCTTTAGTTGCAGATGATATTGGATATACTCTTGAATCTATTGCCGCTATGAACATTCAAAAACTTGCTGATCGTAAAGAACGCAACAAGCTAGGTGGTTCTGGAGATCATAGATAGAAAAGGAGATATTAATGGATCAACATACTGGATATCTTATATCAGGATTAGCTGGAATATTATTTGGTAGTATGAACATTCCATTTTGTATGAAAGGATATAATTTCAATTATTTTTGTTTAGGTGCATGTTATGGAATGTCAATGATTCAGATTATTATGTATTTAATGGGGCCTAACTAATGCCATTAATGGACCGTATTTATACTCGATCTTTCTTGGAAATGTCATATCCAGAACAGGCCAGACTAGTTGAAAAAGTTCGTACTATGCGAACGTCCGCCCTAAATGCTGCTCTTGTCAAAGCGCAGAAAGTAACTAAGTCTGCGATGAAGAACATTTCTAAAAATGCCGGAACAAAGAAAGGTAAGAAGATGCTGGCTGATCCTACTAAGAATGCAACAGACTTGCTAGGTAAACTTTCAGCAGATCAAATAGAGTTAATCAAAAAGCAGTTTCAAAATTTAAACTAGGGTTAAATTATGAAATGGGAAGAACTTGATAAAAATCTATATCGCACTATAGTTCCTGGAGGTTGGTTAGTTAAACATGAAATTATTGATATTAAATATGATATAGCTTATTTACTTAATGTGTCTATATGTTTTGTTCCAGATCCTGATCATAACTCTTGGATTATTATTAAAGGATAAATAAAAATGCAACTCTTCCAAATTGAAGAACGTAACATCTCAGACATTATCATCAAAGATCGCGCACGATCAGCTGTAGGCGACATTTCTAGCCTAGCTGATTCAATCTCGATGGTCGGCCAGCTTCATGCGATTCTCATAGATTCAAACAACGTCCTAATTGATGGCTTACATCGCATTGAGGCGTTTAAGAAACTTGGCAGAGAAACAATTGAAGTTCGAGTATTTGACGGAATTACTGAGGATGATCATTTTTTGATCGAACTTCTTAGTAATATGGACCGTAAGGAATTTCTGTGGCATGAAGAGATTGACCTCAAGTATAAGTTGCATAACTATTGGGTAGAATCTGCAGGCAAGGAAGGCAAATCTTGGGGCTATAGAGAAACAGCCAAGAGGCTCAAATGCAGTCTTGGAGGCTTATCTACTGATCTTGCTTTCGCAGAAGCTCTTAAAGTCTTTCCGATCCTCAAAGACCAGTCTACTAAAGGCCGAGCTAAAGAAGCCTACAAAGCTCTTGGTGAACAAGCTAAGGCACTTCAGCGAATGGGAAGTTTCACAGACACAGAAAAGGAACGCTTGGTTGCATTACAGAGCGGATTTATGACTGCACCGATAAAAAATACTGTAACTCAGAATGTGTTTGAGAAAACCAAGCAAGCCAAAGAAAGACTTACCGAGTTCGATGAAGATGCTGAAGACCTTAACGATGAACAAGAACCAACCCGTTCTAACATTCAAGTAATTTATGTAGCCGAAAACTATAAAACATTCCTCGACAAGATTCCAAACAACTCTGTTGGGATGGTAGAACTTGATCCACCGTATGCAATTGATTTTAACGACAATTATGGTAAGACAAATAAGATCGAATGTAAAGCTCAAGATTGGGACGAAAAAGAGCTTTATGATTTTTACTTCAATTATCTTCCCCTTGTATATGAGAAGATGCTTGACTGTAGTTGGGCTTTAGTCTGGACAGGCAAAGAACATTTTATTCAGATCAACAACATTGCACGAGACATAGGATTTGGTACTCAGTCTCCTGGTTCATGGAATAAAGTTGGTGGCAGTACCAATAAACCTAAAACAAACATGGTGAGCAACTGGGAAATGTTTTTGCTACTGCGTAAGGGAAATGCACAGTTCAATACTCCTAGCTTGTCGTCTTCAATTAACATAAGCACAGTCAGTTCAAGTCAACGAATTCATCAGTGGGAAAAACCGATTGAACTTTATGATCATTTCTTAAAAGCCCTAGGTAAACCTGGAACACTGTTTATGAGCCTCTTTGCTGGTTCTGGTAATTGCTTGATCAGCGCGGCTAAAGAAAAAATGATGCCAGTTGGTTGTGATAAGAGCCAGAAGTATATTCCAGAATTTTACCAGAGACTTGAGAATTATCTTGGGATAACTGCTGAAGTAGAAGGACTTTAATATGAGAGAAAAAATTATTCAATATAGTTGTGATGGATGTGGAAAAACAAAAATTTTTCCAATAAATAGCAGTGAAGATATTATTTTAAGTTTATATTGGGTAATACTTAAAAGAAAAAATGGCTCTATATATCATTTCTGTAATCAAAAATGTTTAGATAAATATTTAGCCAATGATACTTCAAAGGCATAATTATGACTGAAAAATACAGAGTCGGACAACTATCCGAACAGAAAGCTCCCATCACACCGGGTTCCAACTGTTGCCTACACAAAAACATCGTGCCACTTGAAATAGGATTTGCATCTAAGAGTTGGCCGAACGGCTATAAGAATGAGCCAAATTATAACTTTGCGGTCAGCATCATTAGTGCAAATGTTATCCGGGTTCGTTCTTACCTTTGCTTAGATTGCAAGCAAGAAATAAAAGCTCCGAATCCAGGAGCATTAACAAAGGATAGGATATGATAAAGAACTTATTTAAAAAGTTTTTTAAACCAAAGGCTAATCCTGAAGAAAAATTAAAACCTAATCCTGGAGAATCATGGACATTAATTGATAATTCTCCATGGCCACAAAATTATCCTCCAGTAAAAATTTTAGCTGTTAAGGATGGTTGGATAAGATATGATATGCCGCCTGTATTTATGGATCAAAGAATGAAGTTAAAAGATTTTTTACGTATTTATAAAAAAGTAAAATAGGATATAAGCAATGATAATCCCTAGCATATCAACTACAGCAACTCCGCAGAAAGAAGGTTCTTTCAATTGCTTAGCTGTAGAGTGCGCTCCAACTGATAACATACTCACGGCTGAAATTGCAATGGTTGGCGAAGCTCCAGGCGAAATCGAAGTCCTGAAGAACGAACCATTCGTAGGTCCGACAGGATCTCAGCTTAATCGCATCTGTGCAGCAGTCAGACTAGCTAGATACAAAATCTACTTAACCAATGCTTGCAAAGCCAAGTTTCCAAAAAATAATACAGCAGTATTATGGACTGACAAAGGATATCGCCATCCAGACTGGTCCAAGTTGCAATCCGCACTAATTGATGAACTTGCTCAATTTCCTGGCAAAGTCATAATGTTGCTCGGTGCTACTCCAATGAGACTGTTGCTGGACGAGCCTAAGTTCGATTCAATTACAAAATATCGTGGTTCTTTCTACCATGCTGAAGACTTTCCTCATTTGAAAGACAAACTGGCTGGCAAGATAATAGGTTTGTCTTATCATCCATCTTTCACCCTCCCATACGGACAGCCAATCCATTTCTACACGATGATTGCAGACTTCACAAAAGCACTGCGAATCATTGAAGATCCAGAATTGCTTACCGATAATGTGGAAATAAAAATCAAGCCTAGCTTTGAAGAAATCATGCAGTTCTATGCATTGATTAAGACAAAGCAATATGTAGCTTTTGACATTGAAGCTACGCCAGAATTTATTACTTGCTACTCATTGGCTGTTTATCATGATAATAAGATTTTATCTATGTCTATTCCTCTAATGAACAATCAAGGCAATTATTGGGCAACAGCAGAAGAGATAAAAATCTGGACTGGCTTAGCAGAAATACTTAATGATGAAGCCATAGGCAAGATTTGTCAAAATGGAATGTTCGACATAATGTTTACTTTTCGTACCATGATGATTAAAACAGATAACTTTTATTTTGACACCATGCTTGCACAGCACATATGCTATACTGAACTCCCAAAGGGACTTGATTATCTAACTTCAACATACACATATTATCCCTATTACAAAGACGAAGGAAAGCAGTCACATCTTAAGGCTATCAAGAACTGGCCACAATACTGGACTTATAATGCCAAAGACTCAGCCTACTTATTGCCAATAACCGAGAAGCTCCTAGAAGAATTAGGTGAATTCGATTCTATGGATGCTATGGATTATACAATGAATCTCCATAAGCCACTCATGGAAATGGAGTTCAATGGCATCCTGACTGATACAGATGGAATTGAAAAGATCAAATCTGAGTATGAAGTTAAACTGATTGATCTTCAAGCAGAGCTTAACAAGCTAGCCGGCAAGGAAATTAATCCAGGTTCAGCGAAACAAATGGTTGCATACTTTTACGGAACTTGTATGATTAAACCATATGTAAATCGCAAAACTGGATCAGTCACATGCGATACTGTAGCCTTACACAGAATTGCAAAGAAAGATGTTAAAGGTTCTGCAGAAGCTAGAATCATCATAAAGATTAGAAAGTACCAAAAGCTTGTATCTACATACTTTAATATCCAAGTCGATGAAGATAAGAAACTCCGATGTAATCACAAAATCTCTGGAACAGTCTCAGGTAGGATTGCCACAGAAAAGACTTATTTTGGTACTGGATCGAACCTTCAGAATCAGCCTTATGTTTTTAAATATTATCTCATTACAGAAGATGGTTGGATTCTTTGTGAGGTTGACCTTGCCAAGGCTGAAGCTCATGTAGTTGCATATCTAACTCAAGATGCTAACATGATCCAGTCGTTCGAATCAGGAATAGATGTGCATAGCTTTAATGCTAGCAAGATATTTAATGTTCCAATTGAAGAAGTTATTCATGAAGCAAAAACTAAAAAGGCTGATCAGAAATCTACAATGCGTTACATGGGCAAAAAAGTAGTCCATGCCTCGAACTATGCAATGGGGCCACAGACATTCTCTGACAACCTAGCTGCTGAAGAAATTTTCAAATCTCAATCAGAATGCAAAAGACTTCTTGATAGTTATTCTGATCGCTTTCCTGGCCTGAAACGCTGGCATAGATCAATCGAAGAAGAAGTTCAAAAGAATAGGGTTCTATATAACTTGTTTGGCCGGCCTCGCAGGTTCTTGGGTGAAATGAATGCAGCACTATTCAGGAATGCCTATAGCTACAAGCCTCAGTCAACTGTTGCAGAATTGCTTAATCGAGGAATGATAAAAGTAGTTAACGATCCTAGGCTTGGCAAAGATGGCTTTGATATTAGGTGTATGACAACTGTTCATGATTCGTTTGTATTCAGGTTTCATAAAAGCCAGATTCCAAACTTACCTCAGATTCTTCTTATCATTAAAGATCATCTGACACACACATTTACTTACAAGGGAAAGAGTTTTACTATTGGCTTGGATGCCAAGATCGGCACGCAATGGGCTGGTAATACGGCTGAAATCAGTAAGTTCACTCAGGAAGAATGTGATAAAGCTATTGAGAAAATAGGTTTTTAATTAAGAGATAATAAAATGGGAAAGCCCATTCAACAATCGTATGTTGCTATTCAAGGAACCTTTTCATGTCGAGGCAATTAGATAATTGGTTGGCACATTACATGAAGTACACACAGCGAACAGAGCCACCAGAACTATACCATCTTTGGAGCGGACTAACTGCAATAGCTTCTGCATTACGAAGAAAGTGCTATTGTAATTGGGGAGCACTTCGTGGTTATGTTTATCCTAACTTATTCGTATCTCTTGTCGGTCCACCTGGAGGACGGAAAGGCACAGCCATGAAAATTGCAAAGAGCTTTGTACAGAAACTAGACGTTAATATTGGTGCAGATTCGCTCGGCTCCACCCAGGCGTTGTATAGAGAACTCATGGACAGCGAAGATACTTATGTTGACCATGTTGGACTTACTCGCAAGCATAAGAGCGTATCAATCTGGTCGGAAGAATTTCAGGTCTTCTTGAACGATAGAGACCAGATGCTCCTAGCCTCTTTGACTGACCTGTTTGATTGTGCAGATACTTGGAAGTATAAAACTCTAGCAAGAAAGACTGAAGATATATCCAATTGTTGGCTAACGCTTTTTGGTTGCATTACTCCTAGTCTTTTGCAATCTAAGTTGAGTCAAGACGCAGTTGGTGGTGGACTAATCTCTCGGATTATTTTCGTAGTTGGCCAGGGGCCAAAGCAAAGAAGAGCCTTACAGTTCTTGACTGAAGAAGAAGAAAGTACACAGAAAATGTTAGAAAACGACCTACAGGAAATTGCAAACCTATCCGGACAATTCACCTTAAGTAAGGATTTTCTCAAAACTTATGTGCGTTGGTATGAACAAGATTATGACGAATCTGGTGTTCCAAGTGAGCGGTTCTTAGGTTATAATCATAGGCGGCCGTTACATTTGAATAAGGTCTGCATGCTTGTATGTGCTGCCGAGTCTGACGACATGATCATTACGGCTGAACATTTCGAGCAAGCCTTAGCTATAATGCAAGCAACAGAACTTGAGATGCCAAACGCGTTCTATGGTTTAGGTTTGTCAAGTCAAGCTAACATTTATGCAAAGATACTTTCATTCATTGATGCTCACGAATCTTTTGAATGGACAGAACTGGTTAGGAATTTCCATCTAGATGTAGATAACATTCCTCAACTACGTGGTTATGTTGAAATGGCTGAGCAATCGGGAATACTTAAGGCTGAAAATTCTGCTACAACTTGCAGGTACACTACCATTCGTAAGAAACAAAAGCTTCGTGATCCAACTTATCTTGATAGAACAGTATTTAGATTGATGTATAGGAATGTTATTAAAAATCAAATGGAGAAAAACTAAATGACACCAGCTACAAAAGTATTATTCTTTGATACAGAAACTTCCGACTTTATCAAAAAAGCTCTTCCTGCTAACGATCCATCCCAGGCCTGGACAGTACAGATTGGAGCAATTCTTGCCAGCCAAGAAGAAGAATTTGATCAAATGAATATCATCATCAAAAGTAATGGCCGGCCAATGAACTATTATGCCCAAGAAGTACATGGCATCACGATTGAACGATCCGACCAAGAAGGAATAGACGAACTAATTGCTGCCGAACAATTTGGCTTAATGCTTAGACAGGCAGATTTAGTTGTCTGTCATAACTTTTCTTTTGATTGGAACTACGTTTACCAGATGATGGAACGCAACCTTGATGACTTGTCTGATGAGGCTAGAAGTGCATTCTATCTTGATCTGCCAAACCATTGTACGATGAAAGATAAGGCTGTGGTAAAAATGTGTGGACTGAAAAACAAGGCTGGTCGTGCAAAATGGCCCAAGCTAAGCGAGTTGCATGAGCACTTATTTGGTGAATGCTTTGATGAAGCGCATGATGCCTATGCAGATATCAGTGCAACTAAGCGATGCTTCTTTGAATTGGTAAATAGAGGAATTGTTACTTTAAATCAAGAGGAATAGAATGATAAAATTGTTTGTTTTAGCAACAGGAATATTTCTATTCATGTTTTCATGCCTAATTCGTGGAGAGCTTGAAAATGATCATATAGGATGGCCATTAATTGTATTATCTGTAGCAGGATTATTCATGATATTCATAGGTGCATATTGGACACATTAATAACAATGGAGATAATATAAATTATGGATAAAAATATAATGTTATCTTACCTTAGAAACCCATATGGAATTGATGAACTTGAATTACGTACAGCAAGATTGCAAGCAGCTACTGAACTTGAAAGACTTTATAAGATTGAAAAAGGATTGAAAGATCTTATAGCAAAAATAGAAAAACATAATAATGGAGTTTAATTATGCAAATTGATCCTTGTCCAGCAGAAGAAGATTACGAACCTGGTCCTTCATTACGTGCAGCTGAATGGCAAAACTTTGCTACTAGAGTCTTCAATCATATTGAATCTTACACTGTTCCACAATACGGAGATAAAGGATCAGATCAATGTTCAGAATTTAACGAATCTGATTTCATCACCCAGATGAAAAAATACCTAAATCGTTATGGCAAGAACTCTCGTGAAGGCCAACAGAGGCTTGACTTGCTAAAGATTGCACACTATGCAGGGATGCTTTATACAAAACTAGGTGAGAAAGAACAAGAGATTGATAAAATAATTACCCATTCAATATAAGGAAAAATAAAAATGTATTGCACACAGGAATTTCTAAGGAGTGAAATTGAAGTACTGAAAGAAATAGTGGATGACATTGGAACTATTGCATCAAACATTAAAGCCGGTGCAAATGCCAGCAATATGACATTCTTAGAGAAGCGTGGGGTACAGTCTTTGATTGAGGAGATTTATGAACGCCTTCAAAAATACGAGAACAGGCACAATGATGTAGTAAATTTTCAGCTCAAGGAAGAGTAGCTAAGTTTATGAAAAAACTAACTGAACTAGACTTACAAAACGCTTTAGATGAATGCGAATTATTACAGTTCAAATCTCATGGAGATTGGCTGGCTGGCATGATCAGAAGATTAAATAAGGTTCTTGAAAAAAGTGTAGAATCTAAAATAATGATTCCACTAGTTGAAGATCCTACTAAGGCTAATTATTCAGTAAATATAACTAAGACTAGAATAAAAACTGGTAATTCTGTTGAACCAGAAGTTCCGTGCAAAAGCTGAAGTGATTAACTACACCTGGAGGGTGTAACAATGCCAATGTTATTCAAATCTATAGTGTTGCAAAAACTCCAAACTTATTTACTTTCTCGGGAAGCAGAACCAACTAGAGATGCAGCCAACGTAATAATTCCTAATGGAGTTACAGCAGCAGCAACTATACAGGCAATTAAAGATTGTATTAAAATAGTTGAAGGAGCTAATAATGAAAGCACATCTGAAAACACTTGATAGAGCACATATCAATGCACCATTGCTTAGAGAGTTTCTTATTAAGGATCTAACAGAAGCTAGTATAATTGCTATTGAGGAAAAGATTAAACAACTATATAGTCAGATAAGAGTTTTAGCTGATCTAAAATGCCCGTTAATGAATAGTTCAAAAGACTGTGCAATTGATCACAGAGAATCTTTACATAATGATTTGATAGCAGCTTTAGCTCATGAGGATGGAGAATAAAATTATGAAAATAATCAAACCAAGCGTTGAATATTTTGGAGCAATACCTACAGAATATAATGCTGCACTTAAGTTTATCGAGATAGCAGGCAGAACTTGCTACAAGTCAGAAGACAAGATTACTGAAGATAGTGCCGAGGAATTCGTCCGTAAGCTGATTAAGGCAGGGCATCTGGCTATGATTGAGCACTCGAATTTTGTGGTGCGAACTAGGAGAATAGATTCTCTACTTACCTCATTACAAGGATCTATAGGCAAATACTTAATTGCTGTAGCTACTCCTGATTACACTTACATAGGAGGAAGTTTGACAGCATGGTATCAGAGGTTATTGTTAGAAAATACATATAAAGGTCCGTTTAACTGCTTCTTTCATATTTGGGGCAATCTTTTTGGATTAGATAAAATAGTATTTTCACATGGTTTCAGAGATATTCCTAAAACAGAGTGGTGGCAACCATGCCTTTATGATGAAATCCCCAAAGAACTCCACCGTTACTCAGCAAAATTCATCTGTGATCGTGGAGTCAGTCATGAGTTGGTACGACACCGACCTTGCAGCTTTGCACAAGAAAGCACCAGGTATGTGAATTACGGTGGCAAGGATATGGAGTTTATTGAACCTACTGATCTTGAGAATTGGCAAGATGATTCTTATCGTCAGTTCATGTTAGCTTGTGCTGATGCTGAGGATGCGTATCATTACATGGTAAAACCTGAAGGGCCTTTATCCCCTCAACAAGCCCGAGCCGTCCTTCCCAACGCTCTGAAAACCGAGATCGTGGTCACGGCAGATGCAGCTGAGTGGGCACATATCAGAAAGCTGCGAACAGCTAAGGCAGCTCATCCGGATATGCAGCGAGTAATGAACATGATGCCTTGGGAGGAGTTCTTAGATAAGCAAACTGAAGAAAATAAAATTCATCGCTGCAAAAAACATCATAAAGATTTTACTGGTAACATTTGTCTTGAATGTGAAGAGGAAGAGTCGAATATTCCAACTGCATATCACGAAGGATGAAAGAAAAATAGGGCATGGAGAGATTCATGCCCTATTAGTTTTAATTCATTTATAAAGTTTATCTTACTTCAAAATATCTTTTCAAGATCACCTCTCGTTGCTGCTGCAATTGCCCAAGCCTTTCCCTAACATTTGTTGTCTGATCAATCTTTTTCAACTTATTAATTACTGCCTGGTTCCGATTTAGTGCTGATTGAAAATTTTCATGCAACTTCATTTGCTTGAACCCATCCAGGTTTGAATTCAAGAAAGTTCGCTTGTCTTCAGAATTTTCAAGCTGCTTCTTGAATATGCCTACTTCCTTGCTAAGCTTACCAAACTCTTGTTCATTGCTACTCTTCTTATAGTCTTCACCTCTTCCGTAATGCCAATAGTAGAGCTTACCTGCAATTGGGATAGACTCAACAATTCTTGCATGATCAAAATCTATTGTATCCCCCGTAATGTACGATCCATACAATTGGTTAAGATCCTTACTGATGGAATTTACAAACCTGAAGGGGGGCAAAATCTGTCCGATCAATCCAGATCCTAGCCCTTCCCGAGCTGTTTGCATCCTAACATACTTTGATGCCCCACCCATTGTAAGGAAATTCTCAATTACGTGATCCTCAAACTTAGTTTCTTTCCCAAGCAGCAAGTCTTTCAGTTCATCTGCACCAGCATTAGCCAGTGTAAGTAAGCTCACCAGCTTGATCATGTTACCAATTCCTTCAATAACTTGATCTCGTTCACCTGTCTTAATTTTGTGCCAAGCCTCATTTCGGAAGACATCAAACTGTTTAAGTGTATATGTCTTGAGCATATAAAACACTCGACCATTTCCACTCTTGAGATATTGCTCTGACATTTCAGAGAGCGCTACAGGTTGAAAATCCAACAACCGATGATACAGTAACATCTTTACGTTGTCTGTTGGATTATTTGCAAGCAAATCATTTATTACACTCTCAGACTGTGTTCCAAAGATCGGTTTGATTTGCTTTAGCAATGATGTTCTTCCAGCTTCTGTGTTAGCCATAACTTTGTAGTTGCTAAACGCATTGTTAATTAAAGTCTCTTTGCCGATAGAATCTATTCTTTCAAGCCCAACCTTTTTGAATACCCAACTTACTGCATTCCCCAACGTAGTTCCGTCTGCAAACTCTTGGGCAATCCTTTCAATGCCTAAGTCTTCCTTAGTTATTTCAGACTTCTTAGTTATGGCCTTACCAACATTTTTAATTGTATCAGCTAGTCCGCGTGGTGTCCATACTTTACCTACATACATTGCCCAAGCCAAATCTCCAATCTGAGTCAGCGCAGATATTGGCGAACCCATTACATCGATGTATGACATATTTTTGTAGGCATTAACTATTCCTGTAGCTCCATGCTCGTGGAACCTAGAATCAAGAATATCCCTTACTACTTTTTCATCCTCTGCTTGGATTCGACCAGACATTCGCAAGTCATTAATATATGTGCCAATATTCTCAGTGTAGTCACGCTGAAGTTTGTACTTATCCAATTCTTGTTCAATCCGCAATAAGTCACCTGAAACATCTTCGATTCTTGCAGCATTGTTAGCTTTTGTATACTCTTCTAGCATTACCTGCTTGCGTTTCTTTTCAGCCTTCAGGCTGGCTATTCTCTCTGGAACCTTCCCAAAGAAACGTCTTGCTTCTATTTTCTTGGTCATACTATAGATGTATTGCATCAATGCTGCATCACTATCCATGTAGAACTTATTCAATTCTGGCGGAACAGTTTCATATTGCCTGGCTTGAATGTTGCCTGGGCCACCAATACCTAGGTTCCTCCCCAGTATTGTGTTGCTTGCAATATCTGCTGCCTGTTCAGGATATTCAATCTCAAACTTTTCAACTGTCATCCCAAGCTTATCTGCATAAACTTTGATTGCATCAGTAATAACTGGTCGTTGTGAAATTCCTTTGGTTGTCTGCAAGAATCCTTCCTGATCCTTGATTATTCGTGGCCAGTATTCTTCAATAAAGCCCACATCATAACCAACATCAATTGCATCTTGCCTAATCTGATCCAGGACTGATCGCAGCTTTTCTTGATCCTCGGTCATGTTGTATTTTTCTGCTAGTTCTTTTATCTTAACTTCGTCTGAATTTCTCCTAGCTGCATCCCAAACAAACTTGTCTTGAGGACTCATTTGTTTAGTCTTCTCCAGGAGTGGATGTGCAATTCGTAAAGCAGTTACAATCTTTTGTGAAGTCCGAAAATCGAGGTTTCTAATCTCTGTGCGAAGCATAGGATCTACATTCTTAAGCCTAGTTGATATAGACCCCAAGCCTTTGTCAATGAGTTGCTTAATTTCATGTCCGCGCATTCGAAGAGTCTGGCCGATTGTACGGACCAAGCTATTTCGTTCAGTGTACATTTGATGATAAACATCATCGCTGATCTTTTGAGTTGGGGTTTCACGAACCTCGAACATTGGCATACCTTCACGGAGTGCCTCAGCTTGACGCTCATAAATCTTTCCACTTTCTACTTCACGAGCCAACCCTGAGACTGTCTGCTTGCCAAAAGAAAGTAATTGCTGGAAGAAGTCCATTACTCTTTGAATCACTTTACCAAAAGCAGTATTCCTATATGATTCTCGATTGACCATAATCTGAGCAAACATATTTGCACGATTTTCAACCATCCTCTGTTTTGGATCTTTATGAGTACTCAGAGCAAACTCAAGTTTACCTGCTTTGCGAAGTTTATTAAACTCTTTATTCAAAGCGCTGTCATCTGCTTCTGTAATCATGTCCAAGTTGTCAAGGACATGCTTGTTTTCATGCCAAAGAGTTTTGTTGTCGGCAAAGTTTTCATCAAGAAGAATTTCATTGCCTGTTGTAATGCCAAGGATTTTTCCATCTTTTGACATCTGACCAGTTTCAATTGCTAACTTAACAAGATCTTGACCAGCAGCTTGGATGCTATTGATTGTTAAGCCTTTACCATTCTTGAACTTAACTGATATTGATCCATCAGGAGATTGATTTATTTCTTGTCCTGGAAAAGTTAATTTAATGTCTTCAAGATTAACTTTGCCTAATGCTTCTTGATTTTCACCAACCTGAAACTGTGGAACACTACCTACTTGTCGTTCATTAGTGAACCCACTCTGCAAACCTCCTGGCAAGTTTCTAGGAATTTCAGTTTCAACTGCTTGGATATTAGTTGATGGAACATCTCCAAGAGCTTTGGCAATTTGTTTAAACCATTGTTGGCGTTTATTCTGTTCAGCCAAAGATGGAACAACATTTTGTTTTGCTTCACCTTTGGATGCTGTATCACTTTTGACATTACCTTCAATTTCATTAAGTTTCGTTTCAAAGAATTTCTTCCTCATGAATGCTTCCGTTCCAGGAGTCATTTCTTCCTGACGAAGATTCAATTCTTTTTTAATTCCCTGCCAATAATTTTCAATAATCTTTCTTTCTTCAGTGGTAAAACTATTATTTATATAAGTCTTTACATAGTTTACATAATCTTCAATTTGTCTTAGATTATGTTCTTCCTCAAGAGTTCTTGAAGGTGCTTTCTCATTTAAAGCTGATCTCTCTTGAGATTTATTTGCAATTATTTGATTCGCATAATCAGCTATAGATTTTGGAACTATTTCACTTTCTATAATCTTTGCTGATTCAGCAGCATCTTTTTCTATACCAACCTTCTCACCTACATTAACAGTCCCAAAAAGTTCCTCAAGATATTTCTGTCTACCATCTCTAGTAGTATATGGAGCAAAAGCTTTCTTAACCTCAGGCGTTTCTTTATCAAGTAACTCATTACGCCTTTTGTTCAATGTAATAAGTTTATCTTCAATTACTTTTCTTTCTTCTGCACTTGTTGAAGTTTTAGCATCTAATGCATAAGGATCAAACTTACGATTATATTGTTCAGAGAGAGTTGTAATCTCCTTATCAATATTTGTAATTCTTTCATTAAGTTGGCTTGCAGATTCATACCTATGATCATTTAATTTATTTTCAATTTCTTTTGCTTGCTTCTCTTCAGGAGAAAGAGCTTCATATTCCTTCTTAGCCAGTTCTTCTTTCTTCTGGATTCCAGAATTAATCCGATCAAGAAGGCTCTGGCTATTTTTATTATCCTCAACAATCTTTCTGATTAATTCAGCCGGATCGACATTTAACTCTCTTGCTTTCTGATCAAGTTTATAAGGATCATCAAGAATTTCTTTATTCAAATTAAGAGTATCATTTAAAGTTTGGATACTTTGCCCAAGTTCGTCTTTTTTCAAATTGAGAATATTCGCCGCTCTTCTGTCAAGCTCAATCTCTGCATCAGTCTTTCCAGGTCCAGGATCTTTTGCTTGTGCAGAAAAGCCTGCATTAACTGCTGCACCAGCTCCACCACCAATCGCACCAGCAGCCATACTCTCAATAATGCGCTCAACATTATCAGCAGTCAACAGCTTATCATCTGTATTCGCTACAGTATTAAGAACACTAAGCAGTTCCTGACCACCTTCTTGCAAAGCTTCTTGAGGAATATTTGTAAGCAATTCCTTTGCAGACTTTTTAACCATTCCAGTTGAACCCTTACTCAGGGCATCAACAAAAGTATCTACCAGCTTACTATTACCACCAGCAAACTCTAGTGAGGTTGCCAGAGCACCAAATAGCAATGCAGTCTCAGGGGCATCAATGCCTTTATTTTGAAGCAGCTCTGCATACATTCCACCAGATTCTAACGGCATAACTGATCCGGCAATACCAACCTTACCACCAAACTTCTTCAATGCCTGGCCAGTAAGTTGCTTTCTTACTTGAGCTTCTGTTAAATCTCCAATTCCACGTTTAACTGACTGTTTGACAGCTTCATCAATTCCTTTTTTAAGAATTGTTCTACCTGCCAAACCTCCGGCAACAGTACCTGCACCTGGAGCAATAGCAGATCCTGCAACAGCCCCAATCGCAGCCTCAGCCATACTAGGAACAAGTTCACCTAAAGTTCCTTGTGCCCAGTCAATAGCACCACCGATTCCTGCTTCACCACTATAAACATCTTTAAAAGAATGCTTCTTAGGATATAATTTTGCTTCTTCAATATTCCTGTTATATCCTTTCATGCCAAAATTTTGCACAGCCTGGCCAGCAGATTCAATCCCAAGCTTTTTCAATCCTGAGCCTGCAAGTGCAGTAGCACCATAAGCAGAGGCTTGAAGATTCTGAAGTCCTCGCTGAACGCCTGGAATAAAATCAGAGTCACTTGCTACAGCAACAGGTTTCTTTACTGGATAACCAGACGCAAACATCTTAGCAAATTCGTCTGTCTCATCTTCATTACTACTTCCAAACATCTTATCAAACTCATCCATTAGATTTCTCCATTAGCTATTTTCTGAAGAATAACTTCTCTATTAATGTTTGGATTAGCTTTAATCAAGGCATTGATTTTACTTCTTTGTTCAGTAGTAACTTGTGGAGTATTAGTTGATGCTGGTGTATCATCAACATATCCAGTATCGTCATCATTTGGCATTAGAAGTCTTTGTCTCTTAGTATTTCCAGTAGGATCAATAGGATCGGATTCCTCAATTATCATAGGCTTTAATCTACGTTCTTTATCTGGAGGATTCTGTAGTACTTGTCCTTGAATATCGCGCAGTTTATTTTCTGCAATAACTCCTTGCTCATCTATCCGATTCTTATCTGCATCAAGAGAAAGCTGATCTCTTGCAATCTGGTTACGATCTAAAGTAGAAAGGAAATTTGCTCGATTAATATCTTGATCTGCTTCAGCATTTGCTATTTGTGAGTCAGCTCGAGCCTGTTTACTTTGCAGACCTCGCACAAACATTCCACCAATACTATCATCTACAGGTTCTTTTGACTCTAATGGAGTTGCTCCAAAGAATCTACCTCTTGGTGAATTTATATAAGCATCATATCGAGCTTGTTGCTGCCTACGATAATCATCCCAAGTCGGTTGCTGCCTACCGGATTGTCTATTTATATTTCTTAAATTGATCTTACCCTTATCTCCTTCATATGAAAGAGTATTTCCACCAATAGCATAAGTGGTTGTATCTCCATTAGTTGATATATTCATTTTACCTAATTCTGTATCTCTTTGTACATTAGGAGTTTCATTAATCTTAGGATTTTCAGTTTGTACAGTATTTACTACAGGTAATATATTTTTTTCAACTATTCTCGTTCCTTGCCCAACTCTGTCAGGACGAGAATTAATAAATTTTAAATTCTTTTTTTCATTAGCTGATGCTTCTGCGCTAAAGGCTTTTGTAGGATCATTAATACTTTTTCTATATTCTGCTGTATTTTTTAAATTGTCAATTACATTAATTATACGAGGAGTTTTATTCAGCGTTATTGGCTTACCTTCTTTATTATATGTACTCATAGGATTACTTTTATTAAGCCAAGGCGCGGATTTTAACTTTCTTTTCTTCTCTTCTTCAGTTTGAGCCATTTTAGCCTCGCAGATTAATTTTATTATTCAAATGCACTAACAGATTGAGAAACAACACTGTTCAAAGACATCAAAGCAGCTTGCGCAGTCTTAGCAAAAACATCTGCTGCAGCAGCAAGTGCCTGAACATCAACCTGACTATTCTGAGTAGCATTATCTCTTCTATGCTTATAAACATCAACTCCTGCATCAAGCTCAGCAAGTTTTGATTGCAAGATCATTTGATCACGATTCTGTCTTGCTCTATACCAATCTGCAGCAGCACTCATCATCTTAGCTTTAATATCTGTATTTAGAGCCGCTATTCTTGCTGCTGCATCTGGAGCTACTGCTAAGGCCCGAATATAATCTATTGCTGCCTGCATTGCTGCCAGTCTAGATTCAATAGCCTTACCTATGGCAAACTTAATAGTTTCGATGGCTATTTCAATTTGTTTTACAGCAACTGTTGTCGTTGCAATACCAATCCTGCCTGCCTGTTCAAAGGTTGCTTGGTTAAGATCATAAATCATTGGACCCTGGATGAGCGAAAATCCTCTTGCAGTATATCCAGCAGCTATACCACTAGAAACTCTCTGCCCATCTCTAATAATTCTATCTCTTTCGCGCTGAATTATTTGATCCTCAAGTGCTGCCGGAATTCCTGTACCACCATTAGTAATTGTATTGATTAACCAATTAGTAGCTTCATCAAAAGCATCACTTGCTAAAGGATAATAAGTAGCAAAAAAGTTAGCTAGTTGACCAGATAATAGGGCAATTAATGCATCACGCTCTGCCTGATAATTATATGTTGAATCATCTGCTGTTGGTATTTCTGGCTCTATTGCAGCAACAGTAAATCCTGTAGCAGTTGTAGGTGGAGTAAGATAAAAACCTGCATTGCTATGAATAAGATCATCTGCAGCATCTTGTGCAGAATCAGTTGCTGTAGTTGCTGTAGTAAGAGCATTTGTAATAACTTGATTTATAAATTCTGATGCTTCCGACATTAGAGTCTCCTATTCAGTTGCATGATTTCAAACATAATATTTTCAAGATCAAAATTGTAACCATTATTTTTAAGTATATAATTCCAATAATAGCCAGAAAGTTCACTTCCCATATTAATACGCTGCTTTGTCATTGTAGTACTTGAATCCTTCATCAAAAATGTACGAGTCTGTCCATCAGTGTTAACGATTAATGAAAGTTTTCCACTGGAATTCAGTCCTAAGTATGCTGAAGTAACTCTCTTCTTATAAATTGAGCCTAAATCAGATCGTCCAAAATCAACTAAAGTATCTATTTCAATTCCATTATCAGTACTTCCAGTTAATTCATAAATACCATCTCTTGCTATACCATAGTTTTTACCTTCATATGTATAAAAGGAAAGATAGCCATAATTATCATATTGACTAGTAGCATTAGTATCAATGTTAACTACCCAAACTCTGGCAGTATTATCAAGGGCAACAACATTATCAAGTGCAGCAGCCTCACCAGATGTAGCAATAAATACATCATCTGTCATTATAGAAGTATTGAAAGAAGCAAGAAATGATCCAATAACTGTGAAGTTATCAGTTACCTGCATGGAAGCCAGCAGTTGAGAGATGTATATATGGCTACCAGTAATAGTATCAATGATCTGGCCAGAATTGTCAAGTATGACGACGAATACTGGCCGACGACCGAAAGCATCCAAGGTGTAACAGAAACTGTAGAGCTTACGCTCAAACGGAGTCGCATCGTAGATACCAGAAGAAACAAAAGAGGGAAACTCAGCCTCACCTTCACCGTATTCTCCCTCGCCTCCCTTAGCAAGCATAGCAGGAAATTCAGTAGATCCATCAATGTATGAGATTGTGCCAAGAATTCCTGAAGAAACCAACCGAGGAAGTGTAGCATAACCATAATTCGTCAAGGTAGGAACATACAGTCCACCCTCAGCATAAGATTCAAGTGCTGGAAATTCAGCCTCTCCTGATCCATAACTTGTGATGTATCCGCCGAATCCTGCCAATGCTGGAAATGTGGCATAGCCATAATTGTTAGAAGCTGTAGCAACCATCTCGCCAGAACCAGACATTGTTACACTTGCTGATTGGAAATTAGAAAGTGTCAGCGTTCCAGCTCCTATCATCAGCACGTCATAATCTTGAATGGTTAGTGTTCCGTAACCTATCATTAGACACTCCCATACTGGACTTCACCAGTTTTGAATACGGCTGATGTTATCTTATCTCCCGCTGTGTAGAGATAACCATAAGCATAGAGCGGAATTAACAAAGACTTTGTAGAAACTGTACTGGTATGAACTACTGAAGATGCTCCGGTGATCGCCACGTAGACAATCGTATTCGATGACTGCCGGTATATCCTCAATTCTGACAGCGCAGTCTGTGTGGCGTAAAGCGTTTTGACCATTGCCCCGTTCTCATACACCCTGACCCCGGAAGAATCACAGATGATGCCGTGCGTGAACCTTGCAACTCCGGCTCCTTCCATGCCTTTGTTGGCAATTGTAATACATGCACTCGTCACCCCGGATGCTGCTGTGAATTTAATAAATGTACCTGCTCTCAGAGGGAGTATTGATCTAGCCCAAGAGTTCCAGCCGCTGTTTGTTAGTTTCAGAATCTGAGTATAGGTGAGCGGAGTAGATTCACCAGTAGTAGCATCTTGTGCAGGCATGACCGTCTCGACAGTATATGAGACGTTCGTTGTCGTCTGATCTCCAGTCAATGAGGTGCCATCATTATAGGTATCTGAAGATACGTCTCTCAATGGCTGCGATTCATACCCATCCGCAAATCCTATGTCGAATATCTCATCCCACGATGTAGGCTCACCATTCTCGTCTAAAGTCTCTTGATACACCCAAGTTGATTTGTCTTCTTGAAGTATTTGCTCCATGAGCGCATCATAAGACTCCTGATTGAACGTGCCTGCATTAGTAGTAAGCGTCTGCGTTGGTTGCTGTGCTGCGGTGTACCCTACGAAATAATACAAGCCGTATCCAGCAAATCCGAACCAGAAAGCCAGGTAACTACCATCAAGATAGGTGTATTTTGCAAGACCAAGTTGAGATTGTCCTTGATACCAAACTAGTTTGTGATGGTTTATCCGAGCCTCAAGATCAAGAAGGGTGCCATCCCAGTCGTTAGGATACAGTGCCCGCATCATATCATTTTCCTGAACATCCGTAGCCAGGTAAATACCTTTCGCATAACTTGTCGGGACATCTCCAATAAAGCCGTTAGGATAATACAAACCGTAGTCCGTAAGCGCATCGTTTACCTGCAATCTACCTTCATCATCTATCCATCGCCCATCCTCCAACTGCGTCCAACCTGGAGGGATATAGTAGTAGGTCAATGTTGAGCCGGAAGAAGTTCCTGACGTTGTTGACGTATACCCATCTGTCCCTGCTGTTGATCCTGACGTAGTTGTGATCGTTTCGTACTTGAAGTCTTTCAATAATATACTCATGGCATCCCTATAGCATATTTAGCGTATGGTCCTATCGGACTTTGTGGCACGATGGGAGGACATTGGTATTCCGAGAGAGCAATTGCTAGAGCATCATCTCCATATAATCCTACTGACAGATTATCAGAATCCCCTACCTCGAATGGAAGCTGTCCCATTATATTCCAAGGCGCGATACTTGCTTCCTCAGTCTCTGTAGCCGCAGTCCACTTGAGAGAAGCGAAGGCGTATTTATCTACTTCTACTTCATTCGCCAAAATAGTATATTTTACTACCCCTATTAGGAAAATATCTGTAGGTGTGACTAGGACAGGTCTTGCTGATATAAGCTCGTATCCAGATGGTGTGCCAGGAAGTTGAGTCCAAGAAGTAAAAGGAGAACCGTAATGTACTGCTCTCACACCAATCTTTACTGCATTACTTATACAAAGGTATAACGGAGTTTCATTATAAGTTCCTGCATATGTTATGTCAGGTCTAACTCCATTTTCTTCTGATACAGCAGTAGGTACTACAAGATCCTCTGCAAATAATCCAGTAGTACTGAATTTGACACCTCCATATTTCCTAGTCCAAGTATACACATTGCCATCATGGCCGTGAAACATTACAGAATCATAAGGCACTGTAAAGTTAGTGTTCGGATATGCCCCCGCTAGTTGCTCAAGCATACTCATCGCATTATACCAATGACCAGTATCTACTGTTTCTGTTGCAAGGGATGTGAGTAATGGCATGAATTGTTCAGAGTTAACAATTGATACTACTCCGTCAACAATCATTGAGTAAAACAGTCTCCACTTATCGTCTTCTGGATGAACAGCATAATACACAGAAGCCTCGCACGATTCGCCTCCTTCTCTGTACAGGTGTGTCGAGGCATTAACTGCATGAAAAAATGTCGTACCAAAAGCATAAGATCCTATAGGTTCACAAGAACCATCATTCTGTGAAGTAATCAAGATAGTTCGCAATGCAACTGGTATATCTTCAGTTAAAATATTCGCAAGAGAAATATATCCTACAGAACTCATCGGTATATTGATATCTACACCAACATATTTTACTTGGTCCTCACCTATGGTAACAAAGTCATAAATCCAGGTACTTTGAAATGTTACATATCTATCATCTCCGATCTTTTGATAAATTCGTTTTGGGTTGTAATTGTAACTATCATTCTGCACATGATGAATAGCACATGACAGCCTACTTTTCTGAATACCATTTGAGATATAGAATGATGTAGTTTTCTCAAAAATTGACCTGAACCAGTCAAATGTACCGTTTCCATTTCTATCAAAATCAACAGAAGAAGAAACGAGCACGTTGAACAACTCTCCCCTTTCTGGAATTATTACAGGATTACAAGGAAAATCATATTCTGGTATAGAATCGTTGAACAAAGAATAAGTGTCTGTTGGGACAAACCGCATCGTTGAGTATTCCAGTGTGTTTTCAGGGTCTATCGGTCCGTTGAAAAGTGTTGTGAAACTGCCTGAACTTTGATATATGTACCCGTCTTCCTCGTATGTCCCTAAGTCCTTGAATATGATATACAAATCCTGTGCCCCGTTGAATCCTCCAGCCCAATAATCAGCAACGGCAATTTTGATTCCGTTCCGTGTTGAACAAGCTGCAACCGCACCCATAGGGGCAGTGACATTACCTCCGTCGATGTCTCCGAGTTGCCATGCATTAAACCTGAACCCGTTCCATACGACTGTACTGACAGGCAGTGACATTTCCTTTATCTGATCAAGTTTTTTCTTGGCAAACCATTTACGCTTTAACGATCTATCTCCATCTGTACGAATCATGTAAGTATCTCGGTCTGACCTGAAAAGTTAGTCCAAAAAATCGACACATACCCTATCTCAGAATAATCGTTATATCCTCCAGAAAACGGGGCATATTGAACGTAAGCCGTAGTAGATGGATTCCCCCCACCAAGCAAGTATACTCTGCTATTTGTGGTAACTGCCGCCATAGACCGCATTGCCGCACGATAAAGAGTCGTCCCAAACGCCCATGTTCCAATAGTTCCGTCTGAATTTATTGGTGCAGTAAGCACTGTCCCCCCGCTTACATCACCGCCCAGTAAATATATTCTTGATCTCGTGACAACTGGGGATGATTTTGATATAATAACACTGAGAGAAGAACCAGCAGACCACGCAGAAAGAACTCCAGTTTCTCCGTAAGTGGCGCTGTATGTGTTACTTACTTTTACCCCGGCAGATACCCCTCCAAGTACATATATTCTTCCATTGACATCAGCAAGCGAAGTCCATGCCAGAGTGATTGGTAATGATGGCCCATATTCCCATGCCCCGACAATCCCATCGTCGTCTATAGGAGCGGTAAGTGTAGTATTCCTATACCCTACGCCTCCACCCCCAATCCCTCCTATGAGGTAAACCCGATCCTTGGTGATAATTGACTTTGCCGCATACCTTCCATCTATGAGTGATGCAGACTCGCTCCATGTCCCAATCATTCCAGCATCGTCTATCGGCGCGGAATATACCTTGTTTATATACTCAGACCCTGCATTTGTCCCGCCTGCCAGGTACACTCTATTCTTCGTAATCCATGCACAAGCATCATTTGCCATGTTATATGGAAGTGCATCGGAAGCTGCCCATGCCCCAATAACTCCGGAACCACTGATTGCCGCTGTATATGACGAAACGCCAGTAAATATATATACCCTGTTCCTAGTGACAATAGCCGAAGCTTGACTGATGCCTACCGGCAGGTTGGTGTCACCAGCCCACCCGGTTATATTGGTAACCTGACTGGTATTAAAGTCGTACTGCTGATCCCACGGTTGGCCGTTTGTTATATACGTTGTCATTCCGCTGGGAACCCGAGAGAATAGGAGTTGATCGGCTGCACAACCCCAGATGTCATGTAGGCGTTGGCGATGATCAGGTCTTTGCCAACTGTACCGACAGAACCTTGGACACGTTTTTCTGTAGTGCTCAAGACCCCTGTGTCAGAACTCAAAACTCCACGATAGAACGAAGCGTAACCGGAAGCAGCGTTTGTTCCTGTCCATGTTTCAGCCGCCGCCTTGGTAATAACTCCAGAGGTAGGAGCATCAAACGTGCCACCTGTTCCGCCACCATTTACCGAGATGGTACAGAGCAAAGTAGCCGAGCCGATAGCCGCGTCAGCAGTTGCAGGGATAAGCGCATCCGCTGCCGCCTGGCTTGTGGCAGACCCATAAATCTTGATGAGAAAACCACTCATGCCTGTCGAAAATGGGCCAGTACCGAGCATGTAATTCCGTAATCCTGTAGATACCTTAAAAGCCATATATCACCTCAATCCAGTGCGGCGATAATCTCGCCTATTTCAAAAGTTAAAGGACTTGCATTACTGATTGTCCGAGGAGCCGCCAGAGTTCCATACATAATGCAATTACCTGCCGTAGATGCAGTCCATATACTTACATGTGTTACAGTATAAGACCCTGCAGCAACAGCAGGTGTAAACACAACCTGTGTAGTACTGGCGGATGTTCCTACACTTGAAGTTCCCATTGTAACGGCTTTACGAATATAATCAGCATCAGTCCCAACAACCATTTCAGCAACTGCACCAGTCTCAGTTGGATCGGCAGTATGTAAAGCAACGAACCAGGCTGTCGGCCGAGTAACGGAATCAGTGTTGAATGCCCAGTTAAGAAGGAGGTTTTCTCCATATGTTGTAAATGACATATTCTTCTCCTTATGCCGAGACGAGTGCAAACCCGACTGGAACTCGTAGCGAGCCGAGATTGGCCAAGGTAAATGGAGAAGCAAATAAAGCTGCAGAAACAAGTAATCCAGTACTTGACCCTCTTGTAAGTCCAGTAGTAATAAATGCCCCTCTAATTGTTGCAGCTCCTGTGAAGTCAAATTCATTCGGTGCTGCCGAAGTAGTAATAGATCCTGCTACAGGAGCTGGAAGTGTAAGAGTTTGCCTATTCGTTCCTGTAGTTGTATAACTTGTATTTTCCCCACAAGCGGCCATGAAAGTCGTCATTGTATCCCCAGGTAGCGGAAGATAATTATTTTCATATAGAGACAGATAATACGTAGAATACTGACTACCACTTCTCAAGGCCGCATTGAGCATATATGTAATCATATCTGCTGGCATGAGGTTATGTACTTCTTGCTGGGAAATAATTTGCCCATCTTCACTTACATGCGTCGGAGTGTAAACAAATCCGACTTTGTATTCATTATTCATTATACCTCTCTCCGAATTTGTTCTGCAGTTATCCAACTACTTGCTGCCATAGCTGACATTGATGGATTATTAAGACTTGTTATTGCCTGTTTCATACCATTTTCTTCCCTAATCAACATAGCGCCTTTAGCACTGTAATCCGGTACAACCTGATCTTCTTGCATGTTCTTTATTTCTCCTCCGTTTCCTGCCATTATTAAACCTCTTGTTGAAAACCAACATACATTTTTATTTGAAAGTTTTTGTCCTGTTCCAAGAGCAGCACCATAATCAAGTTTAGTTAATTGCTGAAAGTTTTCAGGCCCACTTCCAACAAAGAAATAAGTTTTATCTGCTACAAGCCAAACTCCATCATCAACAGGTTCTACAACAGTTATATCATCACTAAATTGAAAATAACTATTACTTAATTGTGAAACAAGATCAGTTGAATATGCTTCAGTTACATAAAGCAAGTTATCCTTTGCAATCAAAAGTCTACTATTATGTTCACGTATAATTTGTCCAGCAGGTGGTTTTGTCATGAATAAAGTTTCAAGAACCTTTCCGCCATCATAAGGCAATGTTACTTGATAACTAAGTGTTCCAATCGCAGCATCTCCACACTGATAAAAGATTTTACCATTCGCAGTAGTCATATATAAACGAATTCCGATAACCTGATTATCACTAGAAGATGGAAGACTAGTGAAAACAATACTACTATTTTCTATAACTGAAATTGAGGTAATGTTACTTGCTCCAGATTCATTACCAAGTGCATCATAAAAAGTCAGGCAACACAAATAAACTCCTGCACCAAATATTCCAGAAGAACTATAAACTACTGGAGCAGTAGGATTACTCATGCCCCAATTTTGGGCTGTACCATTTATAATCTTTTTTCCTACTAACCCATCACTAAAAAACAATTCATTATTATGTTCATAATAAGCAAATGTATCTCCAAGTATTCCACTTGAAATAGTAGTCTTTGTCCAATCAGCATTAACTTTTTTAAGTATCGTTCCTTCAACTACAAACTGTCCTTGCAAACAAGCAAAGCCATATTTCATGTCAAATCCACTACATTTCTTAGTACTGCCATTTCGCATTTTGATCTTTCCCACATTGGTAAAATCAACACTTACAGCATTTCTAACCATTGTACTTGAATCTTCTGAATTAACTGGCAACGCATGATCTTCAGCGCGATTATTCATACCCTTAAAAGGCCCAAGTGAAAGTTTCATTTTAGCTCCTTTTACTTAAGCATGAATCCACGAGTATAAGATGGGATAGTTAGTTCAAGAGTTCTCATAGCTTCAAGAAAAAAGATTTTATATTTCAAAGTATTTTTCATCTCATCATCTTTATCATCTTCAAGTCTTTCATATGCTTTCCATGCTCCAAAATTAACCAAGAGAGCTTCTTGTAAATGTTCTGGAATTCCATCTGGAGTATCAGCATCATTAATCATATTAACTGGTTTTCTATAATAATGTAATGTTACTGTTTCACTACTTGTAGGAATACCTTGATAATACAACTTTCTACCGTGTTCAATTACTTCAGAAATTTTGCCTGACTTATTCAACAATGGATAAGTTTCTGCAAACTCAATAAATGATTCTGATATATCAATTTCACTTCCAGTAGATGATGATACAAATTGCAAGTCTCTATGAAAATTAGTTGGCATATTTACATAAGCAGCAGTAGAAGTTGCAACTGTATCTATTGTAAACAATCCAGGCAGTGGAGGCGTAAGTGAATTCGGTAGTGGATTATCAATTCCATCTAACAATGAGGGCATTCCACCAGCAATTTCATAAACACCTTGATTTATAAAATCACCTAAAAAATCAAAGATCGCTGGATTATCAATAAGAATATTTACTTTGGCTACTAATGATGCAAAAGTATGACTAGATGGTGTTACTGCTGTATCTCCATAAAATATCTGAAGAGTATCACCATCAGACATTGAAGATGTGTCATATGCTAATGTAAAAACTTTTCCAACAAGTGATCCAGTAAGTACTAAAGAAGTTGAACTATAAATAATAATTTCATCTATACTATTTATTATAGCTTCAATTTTATCTTCAGCTACAGTATCAGTGAAAGTTATTGTTCCTTCGCTGGCATCAAATACATAGTCAGTTCTAAGCATTAGAACGCTCCAATATTTTTATTATAAATCATTAGGTGTAATTGGAACAGTTATAAAATTTTCCTCTGGTTCCGGCCTATGTACAGGAACACTTTGCTTCTCACCCAATGGTTTCGGATCAGTATATTGTGGATGCTTCTCTTCCCAACAAGTATCAGCACAAACAAACAACTTATCCCAAGTCATCCGGCATTCAGATGCATAACGCTGAAAACCACATTGATCACAGATTACTAAATAATCACCAGGTTTATATGACATTATTCAAAAATCCCCCATGCTTGTCTGTAAAATTCATTCCAAGTTTGCCTATGTGGTCTTCCTGGTCTCCAGGCTTCGATATATTGTTCCCAAGATTTTTCATATTCGTCTTTTTGAGGAAGCGTATCTGGTAAAGTCCAAAGCAATAAACGAGCATATGCAGTAGCTAAAACATCATTATGTTCAATAGCTAAGTAACTTGTAGAAATGCTTCTATCATATTGAAGACGATCAAGCACATCTTTTATAATCATGCCAGTTTGATAATGTTGTAAAACTCCAGCTACTCCACCCAATTTCTCAAATTGATAAAAACCTCTTGCTGGGCCACCAACTTGCCTACGATAAACAAACTTAGATTCTTGTAAGCCTATTGTTAGCAACATAACTATTGCAGCTGGAGAAGTCATTTGCTTTGGAAGTAATGCTAGTCCAGGATAAATTACAACCTGCAAAACATCAGAAAGCTTCATATAATTATCCTTGTACTATTGCTTTCTTAGCAAACGCACACTCACCACCGCGCTTCATAAATACTTCTGTAAAATCATCAAGGTCCATCACCCAGTATCCATTACGCAATAGGTTCCAATCTGGCCATGAGTTAGGCCCACCAATAATATTTTGATGGAGATTAATAAATGTAGCTACTGTACAGTGTCCGCCGACCACCTCGCCACCAGGAGTGCTCAAGCCGTCTACTTCACGAGGATATACCATGCCCTCAGTCCATTCAAGTCCAAGTACTGCAGAACTATAATAATCAATTCCACGAATAACTTCATCAACAGTCCTTGCTCGACAATATGATTCAATCAAGCCTTCTTGCTTTGCAGTCTGCATCACCGCCGCAAGTGATGTTCCATAACTAATTGGCTTTGATTCAGGTCGTTCAGAACCAGGCCACTGATCATTATCCTGACACCTAAAATAAAACTCAAGAGCCCATTCATCACCAAGAGTACAGATGTTCGGCTCATGCTCAAGAAACGCAGTAAATCCAAATCCTCCGCAAGCACTCCAATTACCCTGATTAAGCAATGGAGCTTTAAACTTCTTTACTCTATACTTTGATATTAATTCTCTATACCTGAGATCAATACCATCATCAATTGGGGGTACAGCAAGAATGTTCGGCGCACTTGGATCAGGTTGAAATATAAGTCCACATCTCGAATCTTGAGTTTCAGTTTTACCATCTTTGAGTAGCATATTATTTCCTTATTAATTGCCAGTAATAGCCTTTTTGACTGTATCTGTAATCCTCGCCCAATATCCATATATCGTGAGGCCTGAGACTCCTGTTAAAACCAATACTAGAAAGAATCTCCTGACTACAGTCCTGTTGTCTGCCATTACCACCGTAAATTTATTGAAAGCTGATATCATGTTCTTTAGGTCGTCTGGATTGATTCCTTTAAAAGCAGAAACCATATTATTTAGATCTTCGGTAGAGATCCTACCAAACCGACAATCCTCTGCTTCATGCCTACGGCTTCTATGTGTAGCTTCGATTATGGCTGCAATAGCATCAAGATCTTCATTGGTCAGATTGTTCCTTCTTCGTGGCCTCAACTCTTCATACGCCTCACCTGATTCCGTCATCCCATATTCCTTTCGCATTATGGTGCAACCTTTATAGACCGTTCTTTCGACGGCCAAAGATTGTTACGTCCGAACCTGTTCAAAACTCTTTCCCACAACTTAGCCCGGAGCGGCCACATACCGTCTTCCAAGGACCATCTTTCCAGAAGGGCATCGAAAACCTTGTGCAGATCAGCAGGCAGGAGCCCAAGACGACAGAGCTTGTACAAGGCATCATGCCCGGCTGAACTTCGCATTGATGATTTGGAGTCAATCGTCGGACCGGAAGCGCCATCCCAGGCATAGCCATCTCTGAGCCGCATGAATCCGTTCGGAAAGAGCCGAATAAATTTGGTTTTTATATCGTAGCCAAGAATGCCTGTAGCAAGCCAACAATCTGATCGTAATTGATATTTCATACCATCTGAATAACGAATTGATTTTGATTCAACAAATACTTGAGAAGAAGTCATCGTCGAATCCTCCGCCAAGTCCACGGCTGTACCGGTACCGGGTCCGCCCAGATCCCTACGCGATTGCCCGCCGAGATGCCTTGCAGGCTCGACCAGGCGTTGCAAAACGATTTCTTGCAGTAATCAGGATAGACCCAAGCGTAGCCGGAAAGTATCAATTGCTCCTGTAAGCATTGTGTCCCGAGCATCACAATTGCAACCGTCCGGCCATAGGTGTACTCTCCGGTCGGCAGGATATCGACAGTTTTTCCTTCGACCATTGTTTCGGTAAAATCCTTCGCCGCCATGCCGTAGGCTTGCTTTTTCTCCGGGCTGTCGATACCGTAGAGCCTGATCGTGGTCAGTCCTGCCTCGTCGATTACTTTGATTGTGTCACCGTCCACCACGCTCACGACTGTGGCGGTTTTGGCCTGGGCAGTTGCAGCGATAAGGAGCATGAGAGCGATAATTATGGTCTTCATCTCTTTTTCTCATCAGCGCAGAATTTAACCCCAGTTGAAATCATACTGAACCTGTCGCACGATTTCCCCTGCCGGCCGTTGCAATCAAAAGTGAAGCACCACTGACTTTCATCCTTACAGTAGCGATCCCGGACCCGGTGCAGGCCGTTTTCGTCTTTGTCGCTCATGTGCAAACTCGCTTCCGCTATGACTCTCATATTCCCTCCGGGAGTAAAGGTCAGCCTCAGTCGTCGCAATCCTCATTAGGCGTCAAACATACAGGGCAGAACCCGCCGTGGTATTTATGGCCGCAGTTTTTACAGGTGGTCATACCATCCGCTTATGTTTCAGCCAGGTTCGCCCTGCAACGTAAACGGCTGCAACCAGAGCCGGCGCCTGTGATGTGCTTTGCACCACTTGGATATCATGCTGCGACTGAGTAACCACTGCGATTACCGCCCCGAGATCAATCCCGAGCTGGTTGCTGAAATATGGTATGATCACGGCCGCAACCATCCAAAATTCAGAGGATTTGAATCCTTTTAGGAGTAAGCCTTCGTTCATATCAATCACCTCATTGCCGCAATATCAGCAAATCACTTTCCAGGGATCAGGAATAACGTCACCAGTACCGTCACTCCAATATGGCTTAAAAGGAGCATCCTTAAATAAAGTGGGATAAGTGGGATAAGTGGGATAAGCAGGTAGCGCAGAAGGAGCAGACGCCAATTCATCAATAACCTTCCGTAATTCCCTCAACTCTTCCATCGTCAGAAGGTGAACGGCCTCGCCTATCTTCAACTCTATCTTCACTGATATGTTTGTCATATCAATCACCAGTACATAGTTACAGTTTTGCTCTTATCGCCATAAGGGGCATGTAGATAGATGCCGCCGTGGCTTGTCCCCGTGTCCGAGTCGCCATCTCCGTTCGGTCCTATTCCGGGCTTGTACACAAATCCGTACATAGCGGCCTTGCTGTTCCGACTGCAGTTCTCCTGGTCCCGGCAATTTTTCAATGGATTTTTGACGATGAAGGTTTTCCCAGAAGAGAAGACAAATTTAATCGGCCCCGAGCCAAGTTCATCGCCGCCCTTGGGAATTCTCCAGGCCATCCGCCCGCCATTCCTTTCCCCATACGATGTATATGTGGCCTTATGGTCATAGTCTCCCGTCGGCGTGGCCGGTACATCAGGAACGTTCGGCGCATCAGCCCCGGCAATATATGAGTATTTCTGCCCGCCATCCATCTCTATGACCATTTTCAGCGGCCGCATGTAATTATGGCCTGGGTTTTTCATCAAGAAAACCGGACATCCCTTGTACGAATTGCCTTTCCGCGCCATCTCATTGTTGACCGTGACAGCTACGACATCGGCATCCGTCAGGGTTCGGAAAAGGATGCAGGCTGCGCCGTTGCCTTGGTCGCTGTCGTTTTCCCATGTGACTTTGTATGGGAATGGCTTAAGCGTCGGCTGTGGCGTGTCGGTCCACGTGTGTTTACACTTCGGGCAGGTCGGCATCACTCCACCTCTTCAAACTCGCCCTGCCCGGCAGGACTGACAGCAGCAGGTTCAAATGTTTCCTCTTTTGTCACCGGAACGACCGGGATGATGATATCCTCTCCCTTCTGCAGGCTGTCGACAACTTTGCCGATATTCCCCTCAATCCAGGCTTTTGCCGCCTCGATCGCACCAGAAAAATCCCCATCAGCCTTTTGGTCGGTGGTGGTCGCGTTGGTCGCGCCGGCTGCATCAATCCGCATACTGGTGCCGGCTTGCAGGTAAATCGACGTATCGCGCTGGTTCACTGTGCAGCCTGTCAGGGCAGCCAAGGCAATAACTAGTACCCATACTTTCTTCATGATCCCCTCCTGTTAAATTCCTCGTATTACTGCACGACAAAGTTGATGATCCGAGGCTGCCCCCCTGATCGATTCGCCCCTGGCCTCGTGGTAGACGGTCAGCGCGAGCCAAAATAGAGCTTGCGTCATGTCCATATCTACCTCATGTTTCCAAGCGGAACTGTCCCGCGTGAGACAGTTGACGGAGGGATGTTAGTTCCGACCAAGGATACGTCAACCCCCATGTCATCCCCATCACTTGCCGCATGATACCCCACACTCTCAGCAGTCAGCGCAAATCCTGCTATCGTGGTTGGTGTTGCCCCACCAACAAAAGTAGGAGTCGCCTGATACGAGTAACAGCTGTTGTCTGCATCTGGACAGCCGCCCAAGTATGTCTGATAGTTTGCCAGTGTATACGATGTTGAATAGTCCCTGATAACCAAACTAGGCACATACAGATTGTAACCGAATGTAGTGTAATGCGGCGTACTTGTGTATGGGTACAATTGTATCATCGTATCAAATATGGAGTTACGATAATCGTTGTACTGGGCACCATTGTCGCTGTGCTCCTGATTTACTGATGTAGTTGAACTGTAAATTGTGTTGTGGTTGAATGTGTTATTGTCGGCTGATATAGTCCCACCTGATCCAGTGTCAAATTGTATGCCCAGGCGGTTGTCTACAATGAGGTTGTTAGATATCTCCGCATCATGGATATCCAAACGAATTCCAGCATCATTATCATGGATGTAGCAGTTTTTGATATATGACTGCGTATCGCCCGCGTCGTTTGAATGTTTTGCGTATATTCCATTATTAAACCCACTTACATCGCAGTTTTGTATCCTGATATTGTTGGTGGAGAACGTGATAACTGATGCGTTACAAGATGACGTCCCCGGCCCGACAAACGTACATCCATCGACGAGCATATCAGCAGTGGTGGAATTTGCCTGAATCGCTCCACCCCCATCCGTGCAATAGTACTCAGATAGAGTGAATGTATCATTGATGAACTTCCAGCCAGCTGGCTTGCCGGTCGTCGCGTTGTTCATGCGAAAGACGCCATTCGTTCCCTGGAAATTAAGGTCTTCTATTGTCCAGTAGTTTTTATTGATATCGAATGGAAAAGGAGAGACATTAGATACAATAGTGACTGTTGCCCCTGGATATGCCTTATGAGTGATCGGTGATTCTGCTGTGCCGTCTGCACCCGTTCCCCCGTACAGAGTAATGAGCGACGATATGGTGTGCGTCCCGGCCAGATAATACACAACATCTCCGGCAACCGATTGCTCAAATGCGTGTTTCATCGTTGCCCACGGTCCGCATGCACCTTCGTCGGTAATGCACTGCCCTGAATCGCTATCACTTCCAGAGCCATCCGGGGCAACATAATATGTAGTAGCAAATGCGGACTGTGCAAAAAGCAATATTGCCACAATGTAGAGTATTAGTTTCATCATGGCGCATCTCCTGAGCCTATGACTGATGTGCTCATAAGTACCTGATCTATCTCAAAATCCATACTACTGTTCGTCTCAAAACGTACTGCATTGGTGTCTGTTGATGTAGTGCCATTAGCGCAACTGCCGATGGATGTCCCCGGTTTAGTCGAATCAGTGCTCTGCCAAATTTCCAGCGTTGATCCAGTGCCGCCATTGTTAGTATACGCCCACCAAATATAGTAGGGAGTTCCAACACTCATAGCATATCCAGCCGCTGCATAGAATTGTGTGCAGCCAGTAATGACACCGGTTATTCTACCAGTTATTTGCTGGGCTATTTCACCGATCCTGGTTGCTCCATTATACAGCCCGAAGAATCTGGTCGTCCCGGCAGGAAGCACTGCAAAATCAACCATGAAGCGACCATAAACAGTAGTCGCACTGGAAACAACGGGGCTTTTAGCGTTGGAGTCAGCATTGACTAGTCGTAAATCCTGTGAACCCCTTAGCGGAGTCGTTGTATAATCTGGGTACACCGTTCCACTAGAGGTCCATGTCTCGCTATTGTCGTATCCGGTGCCCTCAAAATTTTGATTTACGAGATAGGTAATACCTCCTGCGGCCGCTGGGCCTCTCGTCACGCTAACACTATGCGATCCTGCAAATGACAGACAAGGGAGCAGCGCCAATATCAATATCAGTATATGTTTTTTCATATCAATCCCAATCCCCCTCAATTTGCCATGAGCATTCGTTCAGCGCGTCATCGGGGTCTGAGAGCGTAACGAAGACTTTTGTTCCAGCCGGAATTGTTGCATCGTCAAATCCAGTCGTGAAAGTAGCTGTTCCGTTTACGGTAGAAATGGCCTCTATCGTGGTTGGAGTGCCGTAGCCAACACCCGCTGCTTTGTGCTGAAACATTAGAGTGATTTCTGTTGTCGGATCAGCATCACATGAGATATTTATTTCAGTTATCGTAAAAGCTGCCGGAACATTATTGATCAGAGTTACAGCATGGTTGGTGCCGTCAACCGCATAAATAGCTTGTGGGTCTAGCAGCGTCCCGTAGAAGTCGGCCTCTGTTCCTGAGACATACTTGGCTATGGCAGCTTGCTCGTTGCCGTTGAGCTTCTGTATTGCCTGCAGGATGGTATCAGTCGCAGCGACAGTGCCGGCACCAGAAGTGTATCCGGTAAGAACAGCGGAAGCTCCAGCCGCATTTCCAACAACGACAAAGCCGCCAGTACCGTTGGCAGCTGCAGCAAGAGCGGTACCGACGCCAGTGCCGAAATCGCGAGAAAGAATAATGTCATACTCGGTGTCGTTCTCTACGGCCTTTATTGCTCCACCCTCATTGTAAATTTCCTCACTGCCATCCGCGAGTGGGGCAATACTGGCATTGCTGGGAAGGATCGATCTACGGCTACCATCTGCGGCAGACGAGAGGATTTCAGCCGCTGTGACTGTGGTAAACGTACCTGCTGCCGGCGTCGTGCCACCGATAGCGCCAGGAGTGGCAGGAGTATAGGAAACCTTGTTGTTGAAGGTGTCCCAGTCGGTATCGGATAGCGCCCCGATTGTACTGGTAGAGGCCAAGCCAAGGGTTAATACCTGACTTCCGTCCACACTCAAGCCGTTGGCTGTGGCATTGATCGTCACAGCATCATGCCCACCAGCCAGAGTTTCTATCTTATCGCGAATTGCATTCTTGGTTGCCGCGTCCGTGTTAGCGTCCCAAGTTGTCGCATCATAGGCTGTGTCGTCTGCCGGGCTACCGAAGGTTGCCGGGTCGGTAAACCCCCCCGTTCCGTCAGCGTCAAAATTCAGCAGGTAATTGCTCCCTCCAGCAGCAGCCGGGGGGAATCTAAGGGTAACGATCCCAGTAGGAGTTGCAGCGGGCAACCATCCTGCTGTATAGATTGGGTCAGTGTTGCTGTAGAGTACCAGTGCCCCCTGAGTAGTATTCGCCACGCCTGCATAGAGCGTTCCCCCAGATGCCGTCACGTTGCCGAAGGTGACATTATCCGTAACCTCTAAGTCTCCAAGCCTTGCTTTCTCGGCGTCTGTGACATAGTTATCATCTTCACCGAGAGCTGCGGCATATAAATCCACTCCATGATATTTCCATTTCGTTGCCCACGAATCTCCAACTCCAGGCTCATCTCCGACTGCACCTGAAGCAGAAGAAGTATGATTAACAATACAAACGAAAACATGTCCACCATGTGTCACTGACTGAGTATTTGCAGTATAAGCTGTAGCTGTTACCCATGTTATTGCAGATATGTTTGCCTTAGAATTAACTGCATTCTTAACATTATTAGCTTCAGATGCTGAAAATGTTCCTCCTGTAACTTTATCATCATAAGTTACATCAGTTGCAAAACATTGGGAAGCAATCAAAGACATTCCCAAAATAAAAAATATTCTTTTCATTGCTTACTCCAATATAAATGGAAACACATAAGGAAATGATGTATTTACTGTTGCCGGATCAACTTTTGTCCAGGCCTCAAAGATAAACTCTATTGCACCATCACTGAATAATTGTATAGCCTCAGTCTTAGTTTCATACTCATCAACATCGCTCATTACCAATGTTTCAATATATTTCGTCGCAGAAGTAATAGTAATTGCACCAGACTGAAATTCTTCCATACCATTTGCACGATGCAAACCATTTACAACAGATATTGTTGAATCAACAGATGGTTTCGGTGATGGATACCAACGACGAGAAATTACCTGTGTATTGAGTTCTTGATCGTCTTTACTACCTGGAGTTCTAGCAACAAAATCTCCATAACGATTCATCCCGATCACAGAATTATTAAATGGTCCTACAAGAGGTGAACTAAACATTATTCAAATCCTATTCCAAAAGAATTGCCAACACTTTCAGCCTTAGATATCCTATAAGTACCACGAAAAGGAATACTTCTTCGATTATTATTAGCATCTAAAACATAAGTAATACCATCATAGACAAGCGGAGTCCAATCAGTATCAGTATCTACAGCAGGATTTTCTACCTTAGGAATCTCAATAGCAACAGTTTCAGTAGTAACAAGTCCTATAATAGAAACTGATCCATTAAGATTTAAATTATCTATAATTAATATCTTATTTGCAGCAGCTGTTGTTGGTGCTATTAATGTTTTTGCCCTCATAATATTCTCCTATATGATAATCATGATTAGATAAATATTTATATTAACATAAAACCTGTAATAATAAAGTTTCCTTTATTATTACAAGTTCTTTTTTAATATGTCCTAAGCACTATATTAACTTACAGTACAAACAGAAGAAATTAACAAGGAACCATCAGGCTTGACAAACACAACCCAATAATCATCAGCAGCCGCAGTAATTGTCAAACCAAGCAATCCCGCAGCTGTAGTAGTAAATAAACTCGGACCAGCACTACCAAGATTCTTAAGTGCACCATTAGTCAATACAGCCAAAGTCGTATCGGCTAAATCATTTGTCAGTCCAGTAGCTACTTCACTCAAATAAAGCAGTCCAGACACTGGAGCCGTAAGAGCATTACCAGAAACATCTTTGAAAACAAATTGAACTGCACAGGAACCTGATGCAGGTGTAGCAGTAGTAGTTACTGATGCGAAGGCAGGATAGATTGCAATGCCTTCAAAAGTCGGACCGGTTCTACCAAAAGAATATTTTCCCATTTTACCACCCTTTCCTTAGAGCAGCGTTGGAAGATTGGTTTCTTCCAACGCCAGTATTAAAATTAGTCTTGACCGTTCACTTATGAACACCAAGTTATCATGCAGCACCAGGTGAACCAAATATACCTCGAGGATCTGACCAACCAAACGAACCACGGAAAGTCGCTTTGAACTTAGCATTCTCCGTATCAAAGTCATTCTCAGTTCCAAACGCATCAGGCCGACGTTCCATGTACTTCAAGCCATCCGGGCAGTTGGTCTTAATAAACCATGCATCACTATCCGTCAGGTAATGATTCACAGCAATGCCTTGTGGAAACTTTTTTGAGGCTCGAATAGCATTGATATCATTATTTGCACTGCCAGACTGTCCAATAGACTCGAGAATCCTCATAGCGTCGAACTCAAGTGCGGTCGGAATGATCAACTTCTGGGGCATAATCGCGATCTTAAGGCCACGATCAGTGGTGAATGCAGCAATGTCAATGCATGCCTGCTCGAGAGCAGCTTCACTAAGATCTGCCGCAGTAGCAAGTTCATTACGCCACGTACCACCAGACTTGTTCGGATGATCAGTAGCACAAAGCTCCTTACCATCACTATTAGTCCCCATAGTATAAGCAGCAGTAAAAGCCCTATTGAGAATATTCGCTCCAATGATCTCTTTGGTCTGCCGAATGGAGAATGCCAGCGCATTTGCACGACGCAGCGCTACAGTAACAGCTATACCATCTTCGTACATTTCTCGAGTAATAATAAACCCAAGGCCATACGTTACATGAGTGTAGCGGCTAACAAATCCTTGCTCCTGCTCATCATACGCAATCCCAGCTCCCTCGGTTTTTACTGCTGCGAGGCCGAAACCAGTTACGCCAGCTTCCTCTTCGAAAGCCTTCGTAGAGTTACCCTTTTCAAAAACATCCAAATATTCAATCGGATACTCTTTATATTTCTGCCCGAACCAAGTCTTTACACCCGGTACAAGATCTTTTGCAAAATTACTAGTAGTAATAATACCCATTTGTAAGCTCCTTTAAATGATGATTAAATAGCAGAAGTTAATAAGCAACTAATTAAACATCAGTTGAAATAGTCAGGCCCAGCTCATGCTCTCCGAAAAGAACTTCCCACTTGGCATAATTTCCAAGTTCATTATCGTCACGATTCACAAGCTTCAAAATTCTGCAATTACCACTAGTGTCGGTTGCAGTATCACTAGAGTCAAGTTCCATAGCAGACTTGCCAGTAGCAGTTGAACCCGAGCCAACTACAAAGTTAGTAGACAGTCCAACCATTGCAGCAGTAATAGAGTTGGCATCACTATCTTCCTGAACCTCAAAAATAACCTGAGGATCATCAACTACCAAACAATACATTGCAGTAGCAGCCGGCCTATATGCCCGCAGCGGCGTGTCAGCCTGAATCATTACATAAGGATTATCACCAAAACCAATTACAACACCACGAACAGCCGCACCAGCAGTAGCTTGTGCGACCGTAGGATACTTGCCGGTTGCATCTGCAGATCCAGCACTTTTAACTGCATCACCTTTAAAAGTTGCAGTATTATCCGTAGACGGAATGTAATAAACATTTGCCTGACCGTTCCAAGGAGACCCGTTCAAATGTTTTACCGGCTTAAAGCCGAAAGGAGTATCAAGATTAGCCATATTTTTTACCTCAACAAAGTTTAATTATTACGAAATAGTCACACTTCCAGACAAGCCATCTCTACCCTCGCCACGAGAGTTCCGCTTAATTTGGTTTTCTACCTCACTAATCTTGGCTTGTGATTCGGCTCGGTCTGCCTCATAAATCTCTTCT